TCACAAACCCACCGCAGTGGGATGAAGAATACTCCGAGGACGTTGACGCCGGCGTCGAGTTTTTTATTACCGTAGTCGGAACCGAGATAAGTATCAACTATACACTAGTAAACAACGCCGCTGGTGACGGCGGCACCTTAACTTACTCAATAACAAAACTTACTTAATGTGGGCTCGCACCTTTGAAACAAGACTCTCGGAGTGGATCACGCTCCGAGATAATTCTACTATGTCAGACGAGGAATACCTCGAAGCCGTTAACGAATGGTGGCACCAAACCCCGTGGTCGCCATACTACCTTCACTGGGACGACGTTGAGCAATGGCCTACACCGTGGGATTTGCTCGCCGATAATATCTTTTGCCCAGTCTCAAGGGGCCTCGGTATGATCTACACCTTGGCCTTATCGCCCCGCACATTTCAAGGCGAGCTCGCCGAGCTTGGCTCAGATACTATAGTCCTCGTGGGCCCGGAGATATATACGTTGAATTACTCCCCTACTTCGATAGTAAATATCAAACTACCAGGGGCCCCTGCAGTAAACCACACATTGTCTATTGACGATATTAAGAAAAAACTAATTTGACCAATTACAACGCCGATTGTTTGCGTTGTCGTGAAGTATTCATCGCCTTCAAAATCCGGGCGAGCTAGATAAGGAGAAATAAATGGATGTTAGTCAACAAATTCTGAGCGAGATTTCAATTTTTAACAAGTACGCAAAGTACATTCCGGAACTCGCGCGTCGAGAGACATGGCCCGAACTAGGTGATCGAAACATGGCAATGCACATTCGCAGATACCCACACCTCAAAAATGAAATCAAGCAAGTGTATCGCGACTTCGTGCTTACTAAGAAAGTGCTGCCGTCTATGCGGTCTATGCAATTTGCTGGGCTCCCGATCGAATTGGCTAACAACCGCATGTTTAACTGCGCGTTCGTTGCCGCGAACCACCCGGCTGCATTCTGGGAAACTATGTTCCTCCTACTTGGGGGCTCAGGCGTAGGCTTCTCGGTACAAGAGCATCACGTAGATCAGTTACCAACGGTACAAGGCCCGCTTGCTAAGAATCGTCGCTTCCTTATCGGCGACTCGATCGAAGGCTGGGCCGACTCTGTTAAAGTTCTGGTTCGCGCTTACTTTGAAGGTAAGTCGAATCCCGAGTTTGACTTCCGTGACATCCGTCCAAAAGGGTCGCGTCTAATTACTAGCGGTGGCAAAGCCCCTGGCCCTGATCCTCTGCGTATTTGCTTATACCATATCCGTGCTGTGTTAAACAACGCAGTAGGTCGCAAGCTAAAGACGATCGAAGTTCACGACATTATGTGTCACATTGCTGACGCTGTCCTGTCAGGTGGCATTCGTCGTGCCGCACTCATTTCGCTGTTCTCGCCAACTGACTTTGACATGCTAGCAGCCAAGTCGGGCGCTTGGTGGGAGCTCAACCCGCAACGCGGCCGAGCCAACAACTCCGTAGCCCTGCTCCGTGGCGCAGTTAGCGAAGCTGAATTTGCTGCCATCTGGGAGCGTGTTAAACTATCTGGCTCTGGCGAACCTGGCTTCTTCTGGACCAGCGACCTAGACATTGGCACTAACCCATGTGCTGAGATTTCGCTCAAGTCGGGGCAGTTCTGCAACCTAACCGAAGTGAATGCGTCTGACGTGGTCGACCAGGCAGACTTCAACGCTCGCGTGCGTGCTGCTGCGTTTATTGGCACTCTACAAGCTGGCTACACTGACTTTCACTATCTTCGCCCAATCTGGAAGGAAAACACCGAAGCCGACGCGCTCATTGGCGTAGGACTCACTGGCATCGCATCGGGTGCTATCCTAGGTCTTGACCTAGTCGAAGCTGCCGAAGTGGTCAACCAAGAAAACGAGCGAGTTGCTGCACTCATCGGAATCAATAAAGCCGCGCGAACCACCACTGTTAAGCCGTCAGGCACTAGCTCGCTAGTAGTAGGCTCGTCCTCGGGCATTCATGCTTGGCACGCTCCGTATTACGTCCGCCGCATGCGCGTAGGCAAGAACGAGCCGCTGTACCGGTATATAGTCGATAACTTCCCACAACTGGTCGAAGACTGCCACTTCAAGCCACACATCGAAGCGGTGATGAGCTTCCCACAAAAGGCCCCTGAGGGAGCGATTACTCGTTCCGAAAGCGCTCTAGACCTACTTGAGCGGGTGCGTCGATTTAACCTCGAGTGGGTGCGGCCAGGCTACCGCAGCGGCTCCAACCACCACAACGTGTCCTGCACGGTGTCGATCAAGGACGACGAGTGGGCTACAGTGGGTGAGTGGATGTGGGCAAACCGCGACAGCTACACTGGCATCTCGGTGCTACCGTTCAATGATCACTCGTACATCCAAGCCCCGTTTGAGGACTGCGATCCCGAGACCTTTGAGGTCATGGCTCGCATGCTGCACGAGATTGATCTTTCGCAAGTGATCGAGAGTGAAGACCTCACCAACCTCAACGACCAACAGGCCTGCTCCGGGGGCGGTTGTGAAGTGGATGTTTCGTTCATCACAACCGAGAGCAAAGAGCAAGTCACCGAAAACGCTTAACCTTTCTGCTTGCGTCACAGATGCCGATACGTTATTATTGCGTATCGGCATTTTTATGGAGACAAAATCTATGTTCGAACCCAACACCATCTACACCATGAAGCTCGCGTCTGGCGAGGAGATCGTAGCCAAAGTGATTCAAGATAACAGCAACGGCTATCTTACAGTGTCAAAGCCCGTGATGGTAGCTGCTACACCGCAAGGTCTACAGCTAATGCCGGCTATCTTCACCTGCAATCCAGACCGCTCAGTTCAACTAAATAAAGCTAGCGTCGTCTTTTATGGCGAGACTCACATCGACATCGCAAACTCGTATGTCGAAAGCACCACTGGTATCAAGCCAGTTGGCAATAAGATTTTAATGGGATAACTGAATGCCACAAGTAGTTCGGGTAGGGGATGCTAATGAGGTTGGCGGCCTAGTCGTTGACGGTGCGCCAACTGTGTTTGTTGATGGGCGTGTAGTGGGCATCCACACCTCTTCCATCACGCCCCACCCGTGCTGCGGTTCCGACGGATGTAGCGCTCACTGTAATGCTACCACCACAACGGGGTCATCTACGGTGTTTGCGCAGGGTCAACCGGTGCTGTATGTAGGCGTCCCTGACACGTGCGGGCACACTCGCGCGCAAGGTAGCCCAACTGTGTTTGTAGGTGCGTAATGAGCTATAGCGCAATGATGCTTAACGCCCTCGATGGGCTTTGTGTTAACGATGGGCTGGACACTTCGTTTCGCGCCGCCACCGAGGCCGCGGCGTATGCTACTAACCCAGTGGCTGCGGCCATTGCTGGCGATTTGAGTACTCTCAACAGCTACCTTAACGCAAGAACCCAAATAGAGCGGATTCGCGGTTTTGTGAACTACACCGGCGGTGAAGTTTTTCTACTCCCTGGGCCTCAAGGTGCGTTGACCCTAACTAGTGCGTACACCGCGTGGAACTCCACCGTGTTCTTCTCGGGTAATCTACGCCAAGTGTGCGCGATGATTACGGCATCGATGTCGTTTTGGTCACAGTTAAACCAGGTGATTCGCGCTGCGTATCTCAGCCAGCTTCCGATTCAGTCGTTACTTTACAAGGGAGCCGATGCTGCGCAAACTGGCGGAATTTCTTTAGTCACGTCTAACCCTACTGCGTTTGGTAATGATCTCGAGCGGATAGGCCGAGCTATCAACTTCGCTCGCATTGATCGGTTTGGCAACCCATCTGAGCTGATACTGAACACACGGGCTGCAGCGGGCGGGCTACCCGGTGGTGTGAGGGCTGCAATCTTAGCAGCCGGGCTACCGGCAACCACGTTGAACACGCTAGCGGCCGATACCGTGCTATCAAGCCAAGATCAACAGCGGATCTACCGTGGGTTAACGAAAGTAACAGGCTCTGAGCTTGACTACCTAAAAGCAGCCCTCGGCACAACCACTAGTGGGATCACCACTGC